GATATTCCAGTAGAAGATTCAAAAGATAAAATGCGGCAATTTATGGAACCAATAATAGATGCTGCTTATATCCCAAAATGTTCACGCTCAAATGATCTTGTCTGCATACGTGATAGGATCATTGAAACACGGAGCACTGGATACCCACATCGGAAATATATCGACTATGCCTATGAGTTTGCTGATTATCTATATGATCTATTAGGAGAATTATATCCATATACTCCCGAAGAGGTAATTGAATTTTGTAATAAGTCAAAATTAAAGAAATATGTTGCTGCTTCCGAGAATGAGGTTAGTGAGTTGAAGAATAAGAGTTTCCAGAAAGTTGAAGCTTATGCTGAAGTTAAAGCCCCAAGGAATATTTCTGCTGTTGATACGCATCATGTGGTACAATGGTTGAAATATTGGAAATCTCTTACCAACGCATTAATAGAAAATGATGTACAATGGTACGCATTTTCGAAGGATCCAACTGCTACTGTGAATTGCATCCACCATTTAGGAACCAACTTTACTGAATTAATTGAGACTGACTTTTCAAAATTTGATGGGACTCAGGGGAGATTCATGAGAGATCTTGAGTTAATAGTATTATATCGTTTGTTTCCAAAATATGAAAATGATATAATAAGGTTATCAGGTAGTCTGAATTGGGCACCAATGACAACAACATGGGGATTAGTTTATAACACATGTGATTCACGGTTGTCAGGAAGTGCCGACACTTCTCCAGGTAACACACTAATTAACTGTTTTTGTTCTTATGCTGCTAATAGAGAATTTGGATACTCAATTGATCAATCAATTGTTAATTTAGGCATATATGGTGGAGATGATGGTGTAGCTCCTTGCCCATCTATCACTATATATGAGAAAACAGTCTCCAATCTAGGATTGAGACTTAAAGCTGCTCGCAGAGTTCCAGGTGATTTCGTATCCTTTCTTGGAAGAATTTATCCTGACATTTGGAATGATAATACGTCTTTCTTTGATCCTTTGCGATGTATTACCAAGTTACATGTCACAACAAGAAACAATCCGAATGTTAGTAAAATGGTGCTCATGTCAGAAAAAGCAGCTAGTCTTTATGTAACTGAAGGAGGTGTCCTTCGAGATATAGCAATCAAGATGCTCGAATATAGTAAGGTAAATGAAATCACTTTAAGGAAAGAAGGTAGATTTATGATCGATATGGTTGATGAAACCATATTCACGAAATACAAATTACAAGAGTTTTTAGATAAATTTAAAGAACCCCTTTATCCTGTATCTGACCAGTCCTATGAATACCTAGCCCACCAGTTAGAGATGTCTGTAAATGACTTAAGTGATTACATTGCAAAATGGAAGCCCAATGAGAAATCTTTGTTCTTTATTGAAGCTATCAAGGGGTTGGATGTTTCTTCTCCAGCCGCACTTGAAATTGATTATCAAACTTTAGGTGAGATTACACCATCAAATGTCAAAAACATTGAACAGCCTAAAGTCAAAGTTGATGAACCTCAACTTCCTTACTGTCCAAAATTGCGAAGATGCTCTAATAAAAAGTGTAAGTTTATTCATGAAGTACCTAAAGGAGTGTGTGTACAATATTTAAAAGGTAAATGTTCTTATGAAAAGTGCAAGTGGGAACACCCAGTTAAAATGACGGACCCGAAGAAAATCATGAGCCAAGCTCCCTGCCGTGGTCGGGTTAACCACCAAAATAAAAATATAGATACCAAGCCGACAAGAAATGTCAAACCCTCCAATCGTAACACCAAGCAATCTGTCAAACAGACCCACAAATCTCAAAAACAAGATTGCGACCAAAGCAAGAAAACAAAGGCAGTTGAGCACCCCAAGTCAACTGTCAAATAAATCAACAGCCCAATTACAAGAGATATTCAATAAAGCTAACCCTGTGTATTCTGAATATCTCTCTATGGTCCTTGATCCTATGGATAATCCAGTCATCGGATTACCTGATTCCACACAAGCTCGTACTGCGTTATATCGAAGCATCCGCACATTTTCACTTTATGCTGATTTCTCTACAAGTAGTGCTCGTGGCCGATTTAGTTGTGCTATACAACCAAAATTGGGGTCTCTCAACAATTTAGCTGAATATAATTGTGCTCTTATACCTTTCAATTCGCCTGCAACCGATTTTGGAAATAAGAGTCTTTATACCAGTGATATTGGTGGGACAGACCCAAGAGTTGATGATAATCTGAGTCAACTTACTTTACCTCCACTTGGATTTTATAATATTGACAGAACCAACACTGTTGTTGGGACTAATATGAACTTTGACTTAGCAATAGTCAACCCTCGGTCATATGGTCTCGATGTCGATGTTGTTTCTGGTAATACATTAAGATTAGGTGCTGGGATGTATATGCTAACTTATTGGTCCACTGACACTTTCGCTGGCAACGTAACCTATTCACTAGCTTTTAATCCTGTTCCTATATATTCACAAGCCCTTTCAGGCAGCAATGTATCTGATGATGATAATATCTGTTCAAATACACGTATCTTCACTCTTGCTGAGACAACACTATTAACATATGCTGTTAATAATGCTAGTATCTTCTCGTATGATATTAGTATTATATCTATATATGCTGATGGTGTGAAGTTCAGTGAGAACAATGGTATATGTAAGAAGATACGGCCTGTTGCTATGTCTGCTCTTTGCTCTTATAATGGAACAACTTTAAGAGATGGTGGAATGATTGCTGC